ACCAGTACCAGTTCCAGTTCCCGTACCAGTTCCAGTACCAGTACCACCTCCACCGCCTGATCCAAAGACATAGCCAGTGGCAGTTCCAGTACCCTCACCTTCACCAGTTCCAGTACCATCACCACCCTGATTAGGTTGGTTTTGTTGCCCTCCACCCTCAAACTGACCTTCGGGCGCATTAGCTTTACCATCATCGCCAAGTGTCCAGCCGTATTTTTCGACAAGAATTTTATCGACACCAGACGCATAGTTCGGTTCGCCTGTTACCGCACCTACAACATTACCACCACTTGTAATTCCTTGAGGATCACCCGCGTCACTTGGAGTTATATTAGCAGCGGCAGTCGCATCTGCACTCGCATAACCTGATGAGCCTGTTACGGCTTGTACTGTATTACCACCGCCACCAGACGACGAACCTCCACCCGAAGTACCTGTTACAAAGTCTGGAACATTTGAACCTCCACTAGAAGAACCACCACCCGAAGTACCCGTTACAAAGTCTGGAGCATTTGAAAATCCACTAGAAGAACCACCACCCGAAGTACCCGTTACGAAGTCTGGAACATTTGAACCTCCACTAGAGGAACCTCCACCCGAAGTACCTGTTACAAAGTCTGGAACATTTGAAACTGTTGTGCTTGGATAACTCGCTCCCATTTGTCCAGATGCAGCAAGCATTTGATTCTCTGTTGTTGATTCTCCAACATCTACGCCTTGTAGTAGATTGCGACCCGAAGTGTTTTGCGAAGGTGTGTCCGTTGCTTTTACTTCTTCGGGGCGGCTATCACCACCCTTATCACCACCATCTGATTTTGGCTCAGTATCATTTATGGCTGGTGGAATGTCTGCTTCCGTTTCAGCACTAGCATCAACAACGCCTTGTAAGCTAGATGTGTCGGTATATTTTTTGTCATTGCTAGAACTACTACCGCCGCCACCGCCACCGTCGTCGTCACCACCAAATGCAACCAATGGTGCTAAAGGATTTAATCCTAGTAAATCAAGAAGCGTATGTCTCATGCCATTTTCCCTTATTAGGCCACGAACCTACGCGGCTTGAATGTCTAAAACTTAGAACGGTTTCTACAAGCGGATACTTTTCTTTAATCTTGCTCCGCATATCTCTACAAATTCTCAAAACGTCACGACGGCCACCGTTAGCCACCATGTCAATAAACCAAAGCTGATCACCACTATCTCGTTTGAAAGCTTCTGGACCATACCACGTTAAAGTCTCAGCCTCTTTATCCGTTAAGAAACAATAGGTAATAAACCCAATAGGTTTATCATGGTCATAGTAAACGTGAAGTTTATCGTTATCGTAAGCCGAAACCAACCGATACCAAAGGAACTTACTTATGTATTCCTTATACTTGGGGCAAGTACACCACACCTCGATTGCGTCCCGAAGTTTGTTCAACTTAGTAACCCATCTTCTTTCTAACCATATCATCGACATTATAGAACTCTAACATTCCTGTTTTGGGGTTGAAGGAACCAGCCCCGCCAATGTCTTGAAGTAGCTTCATTGTGAAGGGCGAAGCGTGGATAACCATAGTGTCTCCGTAACGCCCTTCATCGGCAATTTTATCCCCCGCCGCCATTGCGGTTTTTCTATCAGCTATACTTGTTCCCGTATTTGGGCCAAATACATCTGCTGATCCTAGAATAGATGTAGAAAACGACATGTTTTAACTCCTTTGTTACAGAGACTTTAACCTTTTATTAGACGGTCAGTCGTCCCGAAATTATGCGAACATTTCTGACGCGGCGGTTGCAATTGATCTTGTCACTCCATTTACTGAATACTCGGCTGTTTTTGCAGCGGGATCACCGTCGCGCCTTTTGATTTCATCCTCAAGTTCTTGAAGACGCTCTAACCAAAGAAGGTATAGCGGAGAACCCACCTCGTAGTTTTCACCTTCATTTTTTAAACGGGCGTACTCAGTATTTAATACATCATCATTGTAACCTTGAAATCTTTGTGCAGATCGAACACGACCAGTATATCCAGCGTCAATTTTAAGGTCGCCACTTGCCTCGCCGTATGCCAGCATGTTTGCTACATCTTTCATAGCGGTAGACATTCCAGTATCGTCCGACGTATAGACCGCTTCGACATATCCGCTTTCGTCGTCACCAACATATAAAGCAAGTTTGTTATCTGGCGTTAGCTGCATAGATATAGAGCCAGCAAGTTTTTCTTGCATGTCTGTATCCATTTGAGAAACCATTTGATCTATTGCGTTGGACGCTGTTTCAGCGACTACATACGCATCAGCACTCTGTTGGTCAGTAGCCACATAGAAAGGTTTAGCCGAACCATTATAAGAAGAAACTGGCTTTCCCGTTCCATCTGTATAGTCATACTCTATAAACTTTCGACGTTCTGGCAATGATGTAAAAGCTGGACCTTTATAAGTAAGGTTGTTGCTTATCTCCGAATAAGTACCTTTTTCACCCTCTGCACCAGTTGTATCAGTTTCGCCAATTGTAGTTGATTGCGTAGAAGCTTCAGTATCATTGTCACTGTTTCTATTCCGCGCCCTTTTCCTATATTCTTCAGCGGGATTGGTTTTATTAGTTTTTGTACCAGCTTTTTTAGAGAATAACCCACCATCATCAAGCGCATTAGCAGCCACCTTTCCAAGACCATAAGCAACAGGACTAGCAACCATTCCTACAACGTTAGCAACCGTTACAAATGGACGATCCTTGTCACCATCAATTCCACCCTTTAATCCCTTGCCGCTTTCAGCTTTCGAGATATATCCATCACCATTTTTATCTAAGTTTGAAAAGTCACCGTGACCGTAAGTATCTCCCTTCATACCTATGCCGCCACCATCAAACATATCGGTAAAGGAATTGTAGGTATAATCTTTGTCGTCGTCCTTACTGTCTTTGTCGTTTAAACCATTGTTGGCGTGTCCAACACCAGCCGCGCTATTAGAAACACGGGCTATGCCTTTTACTTCATTGTTAGGATCATTGTCATTGTCGTATGTGTTACCAGATTGTCCAGGACCGCCCCCATCAATCATGTCAGTAAAGTTGTCATAACCGCTGAAGTAAAATTCTTTTAAGCCCGTTTTTGGATTTAGTGTTCCCGCACCAATTTTTTCAAGGAGCTTCACTTCTTCTTCATTGACATGAACAAGTTGAGTGTCCCCGAAGCGTCCCTTTTCAGATAGGGACGCGGCTATGCGCTTCATTTGTTCTGGTGTTAAATTATCATACATTCGTGATTACCGCCGCTAGTGTAACTTCTATATCTGATATGTTGTTCGCAGACGAAACAGTGAACGCTATTTCCTTAGAAGTTGTCACCGCGTCGATTGCGATTGAAGCAGATAAGTTTTGCTCAGTTAATGTTGAGGATGCAGCAACTACGTCACCAGCATTAATGCCGTTGATTTTTAGCTGAACGTTTCCTGATCCGCTTGTGGATTTAACAGCAATAGCGTCGATACGGACGTTCTGTTTGAACGCACGAGTTATAACGTAATCGCCATTAGCTATTGATCCTGACTGTTGAAAGAAGAACGATCTTGTAGCAAATGTATCTGGTAGCTGTGCGATTGGGAGTTTACCCGTAGCATCTAGACCAGCAACCCCATCAGCCGCGCCGATATAAGTCTTGGGGACTAGCGATGTGAAGTCAACGTTAGCAAATTCAAGACCACCACCCGTTGAGTTTACGCGAAGAAACTGTAGAGCGTTAGTTGTACCGAAAGCTGGAATACCAGTGTCAGGGGATGTAAGCAGCCAACCCGTACCATTGTAGAATTTTAGAACGTTTGGTGAAGCCGCTGTATCAACCCACATATCACCAGCGTTAGCGTTTAATGGTTCGGATGGGCTTACATATACCCGACCTCGGTTTGCAAGTAACTCGGTTACACCTTCAACCTTTGCACGAGGTATATCAGCATCCTCGATTGCTAACTTGTTAAAGGGTATAAGACCGTTTGTGTTTGTAAACTTGTCTTCGGTCATTAGTCCTGACACTCGAACCTGAGAGGTGTCTTCTACAATAATAAAAGTAACCAAGTCTCCCGCTGTCAAAGCGGAAGTAAATGTTATAGTCGAGTTTGCGGGTTGCTGTGTGTAGTCATTTGTACCGCCTGATCTTTGCAACACACCGTTTCGATAAACGAGAACCTTTTGATCTTCATTATGAACAAACGGGAACACCGCCTGAGAAGTACCAGCAATAACGTCTTCACGAGTGAAACCGCTGTCGTTAGCAGACTGAACTTTATAGATTGTTATAAGGTCGCTTGCTTGCGTGGCTTGAGCAAGTGTTACTGTATTTGCAGAATTATCAGTAGTGATATTCGCAGACGCTTCTAATGCGCCGTTTACATAAACCACAATAGCATCAGCCGCCTCATGGATAAAATTAAATACTGTTGTGCCAGTTGGGTATTGAATAGCACCATTACTGTCAGCTTGGTTTACAACAATATCTTGACGTGATGAAAACAATGGCGCACCGATTGTCCCAACGTCTGAGCCTGATGCACCCCGAATATCGGCAACCGTAGCAAGCTGTTTCCAACCTACCTCTGCTTCAGTGTACTCGCCAACGCGATACTGAAGACCGTCGATGTTGTCTTTGCGTAGCTCAACAGGAGCCTTGAGAATACCTTCACCGTCAAATAACTTCTTTAGAAGTTCCGCTAGTGTTTGGTCCCCAAGTTCACTTGAGTTGATATATCGAACAATGTTCTCTACATCCGCGCCTATGTTGCCGCTAGACGTATGGTTTCCAGGATATAATACTTTAAGACGGGCCATGCTTATTTCTCCTTGTGCATTAAGAACGCAAAACTGATAACCGTTACGTCGGTATCAACGTCCTTTTCTTCTGTGCGGAACCGAAGCCTGACCCCGCGAAAGATGTGATTAAATGGGAAAGTGTAGTCGGATTTTAGGGGAGCATCCCCCCAATGGGTATCACCAGGAAGTCGGTCTAGGTTTACTTCTATAGAAGACATTATACGTTCCTCATCATCAACAGCGTCAACAAAGAACCGACCCCTTCCTGTTGCTTGTATAATTATTGAATGTGTACGCTTACTGTTGAGAAAATCGCCTAGCCATAAGACAGGAGTTTCCGCAATCATTGGTGAGCGTCGTAAATCAGCAAGGCCAGTGTCTTGAGTAATCACCCTATCCGTTGCTTCATAAACTCCATCCGCTGTTCCAAACATTAAACGACCACCAAGGAATGCACCGCAACGCGGTAAGAGGGTGTCGCCTAATTGGAAGTTGACCATTTCATAGCCAGAACGGAAATTCATAGATAAACGTTTTGTTTGATTTCCCCCAGGACGCGGGAAGAAAACATGATACGTTTGGGTGTCGGGATCATAAACCGCACTAATCATTCTTGGGTCTGGTGTCGTCTTTACAAGTTCTTGATATAGCGGCTCGACTTCATCAGAGAGAGAAGCTTCAGCGATAGTAATACCATTTTGTTCAGAGCGCATGATTGAGTGGATACCGCGACGTGAACAGAACAAAAGGTCGGAGCCAGCATTCACGATTGAGTTGTGGCTAATGCAACCAATCCGAAGGTTAGCACGGCTGTCTAACTGCCATTGCTCAAAATCAGGATCAATGATGTAAACGAGTGTTTGGTCTTTCGTAAACACCGCCATTCGATTTGCCTCGAATGCCCCTAGCCCTGTTATTTCGTCGGCTGTCCCTATCAAATTAGAAATGTCGATGAATGAAGCACGGGTAACTTCTTCAGTGATAGCTTCTTCTTCTAAAAAGATGTCGGGATTATCCACACGGCTAAATTCAATGACAGTCGGACGATCTTTAAATCCAGATATAGCAAGTCTTCTCTGAATAGGAACTCCAAAAGAAGGTTTGATAGAAGCAGTTGCGGTATCAAACTGGAAACCATCATACCGATACATTCTACTGTCACCAGAAAAGATATGCACCTTACCCTTAAAGTTAGTCATGGTTATGATAGCGTCTTTGTCATATGCAGACTCGACCCGATCCCCACGATCGGAGGCTAGGTGTGTGTTGGCGGCATCTTCTTCAGCAAAGCAAACACCCTCTCGGTTGTAGAAACGAAGTGCCTTAACAGGGAAACGATTTGATCCTGTGTGTAAAAAGAATTTTGGATCACGTATTAACTGGCCCCGATAATCAACAAAACAGTTTTCTAATCTAAAAAAGTTTTGATCCTTTTGGGTTTCCATCGCTGTAATGTCACGAGAACGGTCAATGCCACGAAACCCGTAATAGGTCGTGGCCTGAGATTTTATAGCGATTGGTGCGTAAGCTAGTCTTGCCATTATTTATACCGTTTGTTCGACCCACCATCTTTAATAGTAACTGTGTAACCTTTGTTACCATGAGTACGATTGTGCAAAGTATCGGTAAGATTAGCCTGATACATTTGCAGAAAGACCATTGCTTTGTCTGATCCTTGTTGGATCAGATAATGTGCTGTAAGACCATCAATCATAACCATGTCTGGAATAGCGCGACACTCACTTGGATCATTGTAATAATCTATGTCGCCACCCGTCCAATATGGGTTTCTCCTTACTTCTTCAACTACACGGTTGGCTAACTCAATCATCATCATCATAACTTCACCGTCGATCCGCGATGGTGAGAAGTTACCAGCCCTAGTAAGTGCTGATCTAACTAAGTCCTCAAGGGGGGTATTATCTTTTGAACCAGCCGCAAATGGCTTGATAACACTTTCTTGAGTAGAAGTAGTTGTAGTCGCTGTGGTAGTTCCACTTGCATTAGACGTTGCTGTTGAATTTTCAGTAGTTGCTGCGTAGCCCATCAATCATCCTCGGCTTTTATAATCCGACCCGACCAAACATGATGATGATTTGCCATATTAGCTACCAAGTCATTTGGAATTTTCCACCACACATGAGTACGACTTCCATCCCAAGCCCCTCGTACTCTACTATCTCCGATCCTTAGATCATAAACAGACGCTTCTTCATCAGCGGAAACGTAAAGAGAAAAAGAACTAGAGGCTTCGCTTGCTGGTGCTTTTTTCTGCTTTGCTTTTTTCTTGGGGGTTTCTTCATTTACCCAAGCTTCATTGACATCGGGAGTCGAAGGGTCGTCCCCAATAAGCTGTCCTTTATCGTTTCGCGCACGTTTTTTAGCCATAAGGTTACTCCTAAATTTACCTACCTATTATTTATGCTGATTTTTCACCCCTTAGTCGTCCCAATAAGAAAGGGCGACCGAAGCCGCCCTATCCGTTTAACTGATCTTGGGATTAGGCTACCAAGTTCCAGTTTTTGATTAGTGTGTGAACCTTGTCTTGCATTAGTTCCAAGCCGCATTCCGTTAGGTACTCGTGCTTGACTGCATCAAGGTCAGCAGCTTGTCTATCACGTAGAAGCTGCGTATCACGACCTTCCATATAGCGGTACTTCAAATACGGGAAGTCAACAATGACCGCCGTAGTTTCCATTCCAGGAACCATACGGAATTGTGGGTGTAGATGTACGGCTAGTGTACCCGCAAATGTCTCATAACCCGTTAGGTTTACGCCATACGTGTCTTCGATCACAGTTGGGGACCATCTATCCTTACCGAATTTCTGCAAGTGTCCAGCTACTTTTGCTCCGCAGAACATAATTTTTTGCTTAGACCCGAATGCAAAAATGTCTTCGATCAATGCACGATCAAATTGATCCTCTGTCATTGTGTTTGAAGCCGTTGAACGGTCAATCACGTTTGACAAAGTATTGATCAACCCGCCAGTGAAACGGCGTGGCTGTGATGTTGAGCCGTTGCTTTCGTTCTTCTTACCGAAGAACATTGCTCTCTCAATATCCATCATGTGCATTTTCAAAGCTTTGGTTGCCATTTCGTCTTCCTTGTCGCCTGTGCGCAAGTTAGTGGCTCTCAAAGTTTCGGTTACGGTAAATGCGGTTCTGAAAATTTGTGTAAAATTCTCAGCTACCGTTGCGTCAAAACTCACTCCTGTTGGTGATGCCGCGCCTTCTTCATATGCTGTACCAGCAATGAACAATTCTGCATTATCAGCAATCTGGTGTGAAGTACCACCGATGTTTCTTTCAACAGTTAGTCCTGTTGCTGTCGCATCAGCCGTACAACGCATTACCTCGCCTGTGGCTGCGTTTACAACAATAGAACCAGCAACCGCAAACAAGTTGTCGTTACCAGCGTCTACCGTAATAGCTGTAGTAGAAGTCGAAGCTACTGCCCCGTTTACTGTCAGCTTTCTGTCTGGCAATTCGTCCCTGAAGTTCTTGAACTCAGGATCGTCCGTTGCCTCTGAACCTGTCATTGCTAAAAGTCCGTTCAAAGGTGCATTGCCGTTTGGTTCCAAGAGCGTAAAAAGCTCTCGGTAATTTTTGGGGCGAAAGTCCGTAGTAAACTGACCCGTACCCCTAAGACCTTGTATCCCAGCCATAGCTGAAACTCCTTTCGTAGGTTAAATTGTTTAGGGGGACTTTAGTTGGCGCGGAAAACACGCGACCTTCCAATTTCCCATTGTCGAACTAATGAGGCCGTAGCGTCCGTTCGTATACTAATATGTGGGAATTTAGGTCGCGTGTCGTCCCTTATTTATGGATTTCTATTTGCTAGTGCTTTTGCAGCCATTCGAGCCATTGTGTCGTCGCCCGTAGGTTTAGCCGCTGGTGCAGCGGGGCTACCCTGTTGCGTCTGTAAAAACGCTTGCCGACGCGAAGACATGTCTCTTAGTCTTTGAAACTCTGGTGTGTTTCGCTCGTTAGCAAAGTCTTGGACAACCTTCATGGTTAAGTTGCTATCTGCGAAGTCTTCCGCTGTGTAGCCACGTTCACCCGCATAAGTTTGGAAGTCCGTAACAGCTTCATCAGGCAAACCCGCCGCTTGTTGTGCGCGGTCTAGGTTGGTACGAATGGTTTGCTCAACAGCCGCCATTCTATCGCCTTGGGCTTGTTGTGAAGATTGAATGCCTTGCTGTGCCTGTTGGCCCATACGCTGTGTCATTTGATTAAGCATTTGCATACCCTGACCCAAACGCTGTTCCATAGCATTTAAACGTGCAGCCGCTTCCCTATATCCTGGGGGAAGTGAGATAGCATTTTCGTCCTCATACTTTTGAAACTCTTGGTCCAAATTTGGTTGAGTTGCATTAGGCGATGGTTGTTCTGGGTTAGCCGTTCCAGCTTGAGGCTGTTGATTTGCTCGACCCATCTGTACGTTTTTAGTGTACGATTTCATAGAAGCTTCCATAAGCTTTGCAGCCGTATCACCGTCAATGTTTCCAGCCGACATCATCTTTTCAGCCAAGTCCATAACGGGTTTCATCTGTGCTTGCTTGTGGTTCAAGTCGCGGTAACGCTCGAATGTCGCCGTGATCTGTTGAGGGGTAAGCTCTCTTTCCTTATCACCCATCTTGATCTTGTACATCACAGCCGCTTCTTGTGCTTTATCACCTTCGGTTTGGGGCGATGCTACTTGTGCAGCTTGCTCTTGTGGAGTTGCGTCCTTTGCTGGTGCGCTTTCTTCCTTTGGGGCTTCACCCGTCATTTGCTTTGCTGCAATACGAGCGATTTGGTCTTCGTCTTTTTCTGCCATTTTAATTTCCTTTCTCGGCCGTAGCGGAGTTGTAAGTTGCGTCTTCTAATGCCAGTTCGCCTTGTAGTTTGTGAATTAAACGCTCTGGCACGTTTAGTAATTGTTCAGCGGCCCAAATTGCCCCACGCTGGAAGTCCATTTGTTGCTGCGTCATATCTGGTGATCGAGCCATGCTTAGAGCGAGGGTTAGTATTTCGTCTTGCATGACCTTGTTAATTTTGGCCCAACCTTTACTTTCAGAAA